GGAATGATAAAATAGATATAAGAGAATTACCAGCATAGGATAAATAATAATATGGCACAGAGAAAAGGAATAAGTTCAGGAACAACAGCTCAACGAAGTATCGAAGAAGCTGGAAAAATGAGATTTAACACATCAACTAATTTGATGGAGTATTATGATGGTACATCATGGAAATCTATTGATAGTCCACCATTAGTTTCAAGTGTTTCGCCTGCTAACTTATTAACAGGTGATGGTACAGGTAATTATACAATAGTTGTAACTGGTTCGAGTTTTTCAACAAATGTAACAGCAGAAATCATAACAGACGGTGGTGTATCTATAACACCTGATACTACAACAAGAAATAGCTCAACGCAAGCTACTTTAGTTGTTGCAAAAAATAAAGCAAATTTAACAAATGCAAATGAACCATTTGATGTAAAAATTTCTAACACATCTGGTCTTGCAGGTACATTAGCAGACGCATTAAATATTGACGCACAACCAGTTTTTCAAACAGCTGCAGGTAGTTTATATTCAGGAAACTCTGGAGGATATTCAGCAATTACAATTGCAGCCCATGACCCCGAGTCAGGTGCTGACCCAACTTATACATTAGAATCAGGTTCTATTCCAGCAGGATTAAGTTTTGCTTCGACATCTTCAGGTGCAGTAATTTCAGGAACACCAACTGTTCCAGGTTCTAACACAACTTCAACATTTACAATTAGAGCTAAAGACGCTGCTTCAAATGTTAGTGATAGACAATACACAATAACTATAACTGCTCCAGTAACACAATCATTTACATCTTCAGGTACTTTTTCAGTACCAAGTGGTATATCAGCAGTTGATGTATTAGTAATTGCTGGCGGTGGTTCAGGTGGTGGTTCAAATAATAATGCAGTTGCGGCCGGTGGTGGCGGTGCAGGTGGTTTAATTTATAGACCATCATTTCCAGTAACACCAGGCGGTACTGTTTCAGTAACAGTAGGTTCTGGCGGTCAAGCAAATGTCGGTGCAGGTGGTTCACATCCAGGTCCAACACACATAGGACAAGATTCAGTATTTGGAACATTAACTGCTAAAGGCGGTGGTGGCGGAGGTTCAGGAGATGCTCCAGGTCATCCAGATGGTTACAACGGAAACAAAGGTCAGAATGGTGGCTCAGGTGGCGGTACTGCCGGTTGGGGTGCAACAGCAACACCAGGTGCTCCAACACCTAGTGGAATACAACCAACTCAACCAGGTGATTCAGGTACTTACGGTTTTGGAACAGCAGGAGGTACAGGAGGAAATCCTGGTACGCCTTCAGGTTCAGGCGGTGGTTCAGGTGCAGCCGGTACACAAGGTGGTCAATCTTCACAAAGAGCAGGCGGAGCAGGTAAAGCATATAATATTTCAGGTTCTTCGGTAACATACGCAGGTGGCGGTGGTTCAGGTGGTCAAGGAAATATTGGTGGCAATGATGGTCAACCAGGTTCAGGTGGCGCAGGTGGCGGCGGTAATGCAGGTTCACAAGGTAATGGTGGTGCAGACGGTTCTACTAACAGAGGTTCTGGTGGCGGAGGTTGTGGTGCTTCACAAGGTAACCAATTAAGTGGTGGTGCTGGCGGTAAAGGTATCGTAATCGTAACTTACTAAATAGTCTTAACAGACAACATTGAGGTTTATATTATAAAAAATGAGCGAGTTATATCGTAATAAAATATGGGTATTTGATGATATTATAGATGTCAAATTACAAGATGACATTGAAAATACTTTCCTTAGTTTAGATTTTCCTTGGTTTTTCAACAAAGATGTTTCTATTCCAGACAATAAAGTTCAACAACGACCTGGTTTTTCTCATTACTTTGTAGATAGGGACGGACCAAATAGTAAATTTCACGAGCCCTTAATACCTATCATAAAAAATTCATGTAAAAAAATAGGTTATCAGTATTCTAAAATACTTCAAGGTCGAGCATTCCTACAATTACCATTAAATTTAAAAGATAAACATATCGTTGACAGCCCCCATTTAGATATTACAGATTTTAGACATTTAGTTGTATTGTATTATGTTGTTGATAGTGATGGTGATACAGTAATATATAAAAATAATTATGAAAACGGTATGACAGTACCTAATATGAAAGACCTAATAGAAAATAAAAGAGTAACTCCTAAAAAAGGTAGAGTTGTTGTTTTTGATGGTTATTTTTGGCATACAGCCTGTCAACCTGAAAATAATAAAAGGTTAATAATAAATTATAATGTCATATAAAGTAGAAACTTTTATTAAAGAATATAAAATGCCATTAAGTATATGTGATGAGATTATTACACTATATAATGACAATATAGATAAAGCACTTGATGGTGTTGTAGGCCAAGAAAAAAGAATTAATTTAGGAATGAAAGAATAAAAAGAAATATCAATACCTGTAAATGAACAAAAATACATTTCATCTTACTTTAAGGTTTTAAGAAAGATGTTGAATGATTATTGCGATAAGTATTTTGACTATTTTTCTCAAGGTAAATCAGATTTCAATATTAAATGGGGTCCTTTTAGTATTACAGAAAATACTAACATACAGTATTATCCAAAAGGTGGTGGATTTAAAGATTTGCATTTTGAAAGAATGACAGCAAATACTAGACATAGAGAGATGGTTTTTATGACTTATCTAACAGACACAGAAAACGCAGGCACAATTTTTCCTAGACAGAATATTACAACAGAATGTGTTAAGGGCAATACTGTGATATGGCCAGCAGGTTTCACACATCCTCACAAAGGTGTTATATCTAATGATGATGAAAAGATGATAATAACAGGTTGGATTAACTACATGGAAGCATGATAAATATATTAATTAAAAGGAGAATTTATGAACATAATTAATAAAATAAAACAATTGTTTTTTCCACAAAAACCTTTAGTTTTAAAAAACGAAATAAATCTAAAAGGATTAGAGAAAAAAACAAAAGCTGATTTAGAAAAACTTGGTAGAAAAGTAGGTATTGAATTAGACAAAAGACTTACAAAAGCTAAGTTAATAAAACAAATTAAAAAAGCTACAAAATAATATAGTATGAGATTATAAAATGAAAAAAAACCGATTTCAAACTAATTGTTCTCAACATAAGTTAAGAAGTGGTGCTAAAGTAATAACGCCTTTTAGCCCACCAATATATCAAGTTGATGTTGAAGATGAATTGGTAGATAGTTTATTGAAAAGAGGTGATAAGTTAAATGTCAAACAGAATGACTTTAGAGAAAAATTAGCTGGTAATATGAAACAAGGATGTAGTTATGACTATACCGTAGAAGATAAAAAATATTTCGCTAAAAAAATAGCGACTTATGTATCTGACTTTATGTATTTTATGGAAGAGCTAAAAGGTGAAACTTATATGAAAAGAGCCATGACATTACCTATGCAAGCTAGAAGTCAACAGTATAAACAAGATTTTGGTGAAACTTCTTTTAAAAACGCATATAGATTTCCTTTAGCTTTAGATAGTTTGTGGATAAATTATCAAAAAGCAGGAGATTATAACCCACCTCATACTCATTTTGGATTATTGTCATTTGTAATTTTTTGTAAAGTGCCTGAAAGAATATTTGACCAGTCATATGTAAAAACTAATACTAATACACCAGGTCAAATTATTTTTAAATATGGTGAAGATGTGCCTATTTTCAATTTAATGGGAAGTGAATATAGTGTAAAACCTTATAACAATTTAATGTTCATATTTCCAGCAAATTTAAATCATAGTGTCCCACCATTTTGGACAGATGACACAAGAGTTAGTGTTTCTGGAAACTATGTGTTCCAGACAGACGACTAAATATATTATAGGAGAAATATATAATGTTAATTAAAAATTCTTATTACTATTTTCAAAATGCTCTGTCAGATGAAGTCTGTCAAAAAATAATAAAATTAGGTTCAGAAAATTTACAACCTGCTACTACAATGGGTTATAATCATAAACAAGGTGATGTAGATAAAAAATCAAAACCTATGTCTGATATAACATATGAAGAATTGCGAAATGAAAAAGGTATATCAACACAAGATTTAGAAAAAGGTTCTTTTATAAGAGATAGTGAAGCTGCTTGGCTAAATCCACAATGGTTATATGATTTAGTTTGGCCATATTTACAAAAAGCAAATAAATTGTCAGGTTGGGAATATGATTTTGATAGTGCAGAGTCTTTTCAATTTACAAAATATGGTAAAAACCAATTTTATGGCTGGCACGCTGATGGTGACAGCGACCATCCTGGCAAATATAAAAGATTTATACCAGGTGTACATAAAAAAACTGAAAAAGGTAGATTCCCTCATGGCTTTACAGAGAATTCAAATTTTGTAGGTAAGATAAGAAAGCTGTCTATGACTATCAACCTAAATAAGCCAGGTGAATATGAGGGTGGAAATTTAAAATTTGATTTTGGTCCTCATGCTCGAGGAAAAAGATTCCATGAGTGTGAAGAAATTAGACCTCAAGGTTCTATAATTATATTTCCTTCTTACATTTACCATCAAGTTACACCTGTTACAAAAGGAACAAGATATTCATTAGTATTATGGGCATTAGGAAAACCATTTAAATAGATAGGAGTTATTATGAATAAACAAATTTCAAATTGGGAAAGTTTAACAGAGGCAGAGCAAGAAAAAGCAATGTCATTGTTAAAAGGTCAGCCTGGATTAAATCCCGCAGCTGTTCATCCAGCAGCTAAATTTTTTGAAGAAAATGGTTGGGTAAAAATTGAAAAATTTTTAAAAGAAGATATGACAAATTTGTTATATCATCATATTCAACTTGAGTCAGCTAGACTTGCATATATGGAAGACGAAGGTTTACCAACAACTGAAGGCCAACATGGTACTTTTAACGACACTCAAGCACCTGGTGATTTTAGTAAATACGGTGACCCTATATTTGATACACTATTAAGTTTATCACTAGAAAAAATGTGTGAGTTAACTGGTAAAGAATTAATACCAACTTATTCATATCATAGATTATACACACAAGGTACAGAATTAAAAAGACATAAAGATAGAGCTAGTTGTGAAATATCTACAACGCTTTGTATTGGTTATGACAACTCAAATGTTGACGCAAGTAAATATCCTGATTGGGATTGGCCAATGTTTGTAGGACCTAAAGATGGTGCAGAGGGCACAAATGGTATGCCTATTCACATGAAACCTGGCGATATGTTAATTTACAGAGGTGATATTGTTGAACATTGGAGAGAACCACTATGGGGTAATAATCATGCTCAACTTTTCATGCACTACAATGAAAAAGAAGGACAATATAATATAATGTTTGATGGTAGACCTTTTTTAGGTATGGAAGATACTTATATTGATTATGAAAACAAAAAAAGTAATCCTGTACCAGAAGAAGAAAGTAATGTTACAGAGATTAATTTAGACTCGGATAAAAAGTATATTATAGATTAGTATTTTGAAAGGTATATAATGTCAATAAAAATAACAAATGCAGACGGCGTAGAAATTGAACAGAATTGGATTGTAAAAAAGTTCGATAAAAATCCTACATACCCCTTTATAGTCGTAGATAATTGGTATAATCCTGACGAAGAAAAAGCAGTTTGGGCTGAATTAGAGCTCTTTAAAAATATGCCGGATATTCATAGAGCTGAAGATACAATTGTCGCTAGAGAAAAAGATGGCACGGCAAAAGGACACTCTTACAGATGGTATACTAATAATTTTTACCATGATGATAATTATGATAGAATGCCTATTGAAAGAATGTTATATAAAGTAAGAGACCAAAAATTTCGTGACTTAATTGAGTTTTGTGCTCCGTATTATAGAAGTTTTACAGTTTCAAATAAAAATACAAACCTAATTTCTTATTATGAAAGTAATGATTACTATGACGCACATTTTGATTCTTTTGCTTGGACACATTTAGTTTGGTTTTATAAAGAACCTAAAGCATTTGAGGGTGGTGATTTTGTTTTAGATGAACCAGGTGTCGAAGTAAAATGTAAACACAATAGAGCTATCTTATTTCCTTGCCCATATTTACATAGAGTTACACCAATTAAAATGAAAGATGAAACTTTACCTTTTGGTCATGGCAGATGGACAATAACTCACTTTTATTATACAGAACCAAGTGGTGACATAAAAGGTAACCTATAGTGAGTGAAGCAAAGATAATTCAATTATTTCCTATTTCTGTATATACAGGCGATATAGAAATAAATGAAGATGATAAAAAAAATATATTAGAAGAAAACTACGAGAGAATGTTCTCTGGTAATGGTGATTATACAAAAAACAAATATCTATTGCACGACACAAAATACAAAAATCTAAAAGAAAAAATTAATAATCATTTAGATGTATATACTAAAAAATATTTAAATGTAAAAAAGCATATTAAATTTTATATGCAAAACAGCTGGGCTGTAAGACACCAAAGTGATGATTGGGGTCAATCTCATATTCACGCAAACAGTTTATTGAGTGGTGTTTATTACATACAAACAAAAAAAAATTCTGGAGATATTTGCTTTCATAAACCAATGGGTTATACAAATATATTTCATTCAAGCACAAATGTGCCGTTTGAAAAATTTGATAATCATAATTGTGATGTTTACAATATAACACCTGAAGACGGTAAAATACTATTATTTCCATCTCATTTGTATCATTCTATAAACAATAATATTTCAGACATAACAAGATATTCTGTATCTTTTAATTTTCATGTTGACGCAGAGTTATTTTCAGAAGCTAGCAAAATAGATTACTTAAAACTGAAGGAGTTTAAATATGAGTGATGTTGATTTTAACGATTTAAAACCATTAAAGATTACTAAATCAAAAGGTAGATTTAAAACATTTACAAATGGTAGTATTATTGAGGGTGATAATGTACCTCAACCATATCTAGGTAGACCAATAACCATAAATATTGATACGATATTATCAGCTTATCCAGCTGAAGATGATATTGGTACATCAATTCATAGTTATCATGGTTCTACTTGGAAAGTTTTAGAGGACCACGAAACAGTTTCAAAAAGATTGAATGAAAACGGATAAATAGTTTATAAATATAGGAATAATATGAGTGAAGAACCAAAAAATGTTATATCAATAGACGGAAAAGATTACGATATTGACACCTTGCCATTAGAGTTAAGAAATACAATAGCGGCTAGACAAGAAATACAACAATCTAAAGTCAGACATGAAATTGAATTGGAAAAAATAGATGTGTTAACAGCACACTATAACAATAAAATACAAGAAGGTGTAAAACAATTCAATGGCAGCGGTAGCAAATCTTAGAATAGACCAAGGCGCTAGTTTCAGTTCAGATGTAACTGTGACTAATTCTGACGGCAACGCAGTAGACCTAGCAGGTTATACTGCTGAAGCTAGACTTGCAAAGAGTTATGGCGCAAGTTCAAATGTATCATTTACAGTATCAATAGCTGCCGATACAGCAACTGGCGTAATAACATTATCATTAAACGATACACAAACAGGAGCTTTAGACGCTCCATCAAGATATGTGTATGATGTTTATATAACACAAACCTCATCAAGTACAGTTACTAGAGTAATTGAAGGCGTAATTACCGTCAATCCTAAAGTATAATTGTTTTTTCCGTAGAGTCTTTTCGTTATAAATATTACAAAGAGAGAGGAACCTAATGGTTAAGGCTAGAATTAATCAGACTGGTGGTGTTAGAGCAAATATAAATTCTTCAACATCTTCTGGTCCACAACAAGTTTCAGTACAAGTGCCAAGCACAAATGTATCTGTAGCTTTGTCTAAGTTAAGAAATTTATCGGATGTTGATTCTACGTCTTTAAGTGATGGTGCGTTATTACAATATGATTCTTCCTCAGACAAATTTAAAACAAAGAACGAGTTAGATACTACAACAGGAACATTAGTATTTAATGGTGGTTCATTTTAGGGAGAAATAAATGGCAACGGTAATTCAGATAAAAAGAAGTTCCGGAACAGCGGCGCCATCAACACTTAAATTAGGTGAATTAGCTTACACTTTTGGTACTGGTACACAAGGTAACCTAGGTGATAGAATTTTTATAGGTGAAGGTGGAGTTGACGGTAACGGTGACGCTAATAACGTAACAGTAATTGGCGGACAATATTTTACAGATCAATTAGATCATGTAGCAGGCACACTAACAGCAAGTTCAGCTTTACTTGTAGACTCAAACAAAGCAATAGACGAAATTTTTGTAGGAAATAACGCTACAACAGGTGGCGGAATTAAGTTTAATGAGGGTACTAATAACGGTTCAAACTTTATTGCCCTTAAATCACCTAATGCAGTTACAACATCTACTACATTTACCCTCCCGAGTGGTGATGGAAGTAACGGACAGTTCCTAAAAACTGATGGTTCAGGTAACCTATCTTTCGGTACAGTAACACAAACTCTCTCTATAGCTGCCGATAGTGGTTCAAATGACTCAGTAAACACAGGTGAAACTATTACCTTTGCAGGTGATACCGGTCTTACGACAACAGTATCAGACAACAATATATCAATAGACTTAGATGACACAGCTGTTACAGCAGGTTCTTATGGTTCTGCTACAGCGATACCAACATTTACAGTTGACCAACAAGGTAGATTAACAGCGGCTGGTACAGCTTCAGTTGCTACATCGTTAACAATTGTTGATGAAAGTTCTACAGCAACTACAATCAGTTTATTATCAGACACACTTAAAATTACAGGTGGTGCTGGTATTACAACTGCTGTTACTGGTGATACTTTATCAGTAAACTTAGATTCAAATGTTGTTACAGAAACATCTACTGATACACTTACAAACAAAACTTTAGATTTAGACGCAAATACTATAACAGGTACTTTTGCTGAGTTTAATACAGCTGTACAGGATGCTACTTTAGTAGATTTAGATGACAGTCAAACATTAACAAATAAAACTATCAATAGTAACGCAAACACATTGCATATTGATTTAGATGATTTGGGTACTTTTACAGGTACTCTTGCAGAATTTAACTCAGGTTTACAAGGTGATAGTTTTGTTTCTCTAACTGGTACAGAAACTTTAACAAATAAAACTTTAACAAGTCCAACTATCAATACTTCAGCAATTGAAGGCGGTACAGTTGGTAATTCAACACCAGTTACTATTTTAAAAGTTGACAATATTCAAGTTGACACTAATACTATTTCATCTACAAATACAAACGGTAATATCGTTTTAGATCCTAACGGTTCAGGTACAGTAGATGTTAACTCTAGTAGAATTACAAGTGTAACAAATCCATCTGCTAGCTCAGACGCAGCTACAAAAGCATATGTGGATAGTGTTGCAAACGGACTAGATGTAAAAGAAAGTGTTAGACTTGCAACAGCAGCTGCCTTAGCAGCCGTAACTTATAATAACGGTAACGGTACTTTAACTGCTGACGCTAACGGTGCATTAACAATT